CCTGAGCGCACTTGAGTACCTACGGAAGTGTCTGGGTTTCCGGGCCCACTTGTGCCGCCTGAAGGTACTCCGCCGCCCCTACCACCTTTTGCAAGAACGGTGCTGCTATTATTAAAATAACTAGAGTCGCCGTAATTACCGGAGTTATTTGACGTTCCTCCAGAACCAGCGTTGCCAACAACTACGGTATAACTAGTCCCTGGAGTAACTGGGTAATTATTTAGGTAGCTTAAATCTCCGCCACCACCACCACCGCCACCGCCAGAAGACCCACTGCTGCCACCACCTCCCCCGCCGCCTCCGCCGACACACACGACGGAAACACTATAGACGCCCTGCGGGCAAGTCCATGAATAAGTTCCGGGCGATGTATAGGCTTGCTGCCCTGCTTTAGCAGTGCCGCCAAAACCAAAACCCTTGGCAGAGGCCGCACCGCAAGTTCCGAGTAATGGCATGATCCGCGCTTAAAACGGTGTTACAGATGCAAAAATAGTATAAGTATTATTAGCTGTTTTTATAATTGTGTACGTGTACACGTTAACAGAGCTAGCTGTTCCTGAAACTGGGCCGCCACCAGCGCCTTGCCATTTCATTAACACAGACCCTGTTAATCCGTCTACTTGCACCCCATTATTGTAGTAGGCAGCTAAACCTTGAGTCACCAAAAATGCAACGGTTACGCTCTGACCTGTAGCAAGCGCCGTGTTTAGGCTAGTGCCGCTTGAAGCGCGGAAGTTCACAGTCCAATTGCCAGAGGCGTTGCTGGTGTAGTACAGCACCGATTGCGTAGTGACGTCGTAATTGATCGTGCCTGTAGCTGCGGTTGCGGAGATGGTAACTACTTCAGCCGCATCGTTAAGTACCATCGCCAGTGCGCTGGTGGAGCCGCTGAATGTCTGAGTGGCTGTAAACGTGTTGGCTGCGTTGGTGACAGGGATATTTGCCCCAGCAAGCGTTGTTGCCCCCGTGCCGCCGTTAGCAATTGCCAGCGTACCTGCAACGCTCACAGCACCGCTTGTGGCCGTGCTAGGCGTCAGTCCAGTTGAGCCAAAACTGATCGTGGTAACCCCGCTTGCAGCCGGGGCGGTTGATTGCCACGTTGTACCGTTGCTTGTGAGGATGTTGCCTGCTGTCCCAGGAGCTACAACTTGAAATGCCGAAGTGCCGTTGCCAAGCAATACGTTGTTAGCCGTAAACGTACCTGCGCCCGTACCACCCGAAGCTACAGGCAATGCCGCACCAAGCGTCAAAGAACCAAAGTAGTTTTGCGCCACTACAACATCTGTGCCGTCGCAGCGCAACGTCATCCGGGCACCGTTGGGCACCGAGATTCCTGAACCAGCAGAAGTCTTGACCGTCTGCGCAAACCCCGTGTTGTTGGCAACGAAGTACAGCTTGCTGACCGCTGGGCAGATGACCTGATACGAAGCACCTGGGGTTCCCCCAAGCACGAGGAACATGGCCCGTGACTCGTCCGATGCGCCGTTGGCCGTAGACAGCGTGTAATTCGCTGCCGTCATCGTGATCGTGGCAGTCCCCGCAACAGAGGTATCCACCAGCGCCGTCAGGCCGTTGTTGACCTGGGTGCCCCATGTCCCCGAGTACTCCCCGGTAGCAGGCTGGACCAGCCGAAGACTTGTGGTGTATGAAGCCATGTGTTAGTTCCAGTTCGGCGTTTGTGTTGTTGCTGGGGGTGCCCAAGCCGCTACCGGCACCGTTACTACAGAAGACCAGTCAGGGTTCTGTGAATTTCCTGGAGTCACCCACACCGGCATCTGCGTATCACTCACCACTCCCCAGCCAGGAACCTGCGGATTGGGCACGAGGCCCCAGACGTTTACGTATCCTACCAGCCCAAGGGCTTGAACACCAGTGGGAACTGTGGTAGCGCCGCCAGTAACGGATACCGTTCCAACCGCGCCCGCTGCCTGGACTCCGGTGACCACCGCCGTCTGTACAAGCTGGATGGTGACGGTGCCAATCTGCCCCGTGGCTTGAACACCCGTGGGGAGCGTCAGCGATGTGCCGGTGATGCTGACTGAACCGACTGAACCCGTGGCTTGAACGCCCGCAGGTAGCGCGGTAGCGCTTGCCAGCACCGTGACCGTACCGACCGCGCCAGTGGCTTGGAGCCCAGTAACCGGGACCGTGATGTCTGTAAAGGCGTTGACCGTGCCAACCTGACCGGTAGCTTGCACACCTGCAGGCAACACAAGGGCTGTGCCTGTAACAGAGGCCGTACCAACTTGCCCTGTAGCCTGGACCCCAGTGGCCTGAACAATCTGGTTCAGCAGAACCGTGACGGTGCCAACCGCACCTGTAGCCTGTACGCCCGTGGGCGTGACCAAAGCCCCTGCAGCAACAATAGCCGTGCCAACCTGCCCGGTGGTCTGAACTCCGGCAGGAGCCACAACGGATGTGCCTGTGACGCTGACAGTGCCTGTCTGGCCTGTGGCTTGGACCCCGGTGACGGCAACGACTGCGCCCGTTGAAATTGTGACGCTGCCAATCTGGCCAGTAGCACTGACGCTAGAGGCAACTACGGTTACGGACGTTGAAACACTCGCCGCATAAAAGACGTTGGTGTTTACATAAAGGTCTGGCGCAAGGGTGTTGACCTGCGTGACTATTGGGTTATAAAAACTATTGGTGTTGGTGTAAAGTGCGGGGGTCAGCGTTACCGCACCGGGCGTAACGGTTGGGCTGTAGAAAGTTTGGCTATTTGTATAAAGACTCGGTGTAACTACATACGCGTCAGCAACAGTCGCCGCAAAAAACACCTGCGGATTGTCATAACGGGTAGGTAAGAGCGTATAAGAGCTTGACGCGCTGCCCGCGTAAAAGGTCTGAGAATTACTGTAAAGCGCGGGTAGCAGCGTTTGGTTCGCCCCGCCTTGCGTAACTGTTGCACTGTAAAATGTTTGGGTGTTGGTCACCAGCCCCGGTGTTAGAGCGTAAGTGACCGCAAGCGTCGGCCCGTAGAAAGTCTGGGTGTTGGTGTAGAGCGCAGGGGTCAGCGCGTAGGTGGCGCTGGCGGCGGAGCTTAAGAATGTCTGCGCATTGATGACAAGCGCCGGTTGCAGCGTGACGGTGCCGCGAGTGACTGTCGGATTAAAGAAGCTCTGGGTGTTGGTGTAGAGCGCAGGGGTGAGGGTGACTACACCGCGCCCAACCGTTGGACTAAAAAACGTCTGGTCGTTGGTAACCAGTGAAGGATCGAGCGTCTGAGTAGCTGGGCCTGCTCCCCCCTGCCCAAGGAGCAGTGGCAACAGCATTTAGAACACCTCAAACGTGATTTCAAACGACAGGTTACCGACCGAGGCTACGGAGCCCTGCACAAAACGCAGGCCTGAGTTTTCACGCACGATCAGGTCAGCGCCCTCGTTGCGCACGAACTCCGCGCCCAAGGTGCCAGCAATACCGGACGGAGCCGATGTTTCCTCGGTGAACACCCAGCGCTGCCCGACCAAGGCACCTGCAGTGGCGCCACCCGTGGGAGATGAACGCGCCGTGATGTTGGCCGACAAGGCAGCGCTGGCGGTGTCCATCTTGCTGATGGTGATGGCCGTCAGCGAGGTGCCATCCGCAGTAGCTGCCGTGCCGCCCGTGCCCACCGCCGTGGTGCGGGTCAGGTTAACCTCGACACCCAGCGTGCCGGTCACAGCGGTGTCGTTGTCAACAAAACAATAGGCCGACAACACGCGAAGCGTCCCACCGCTGCCAGTCGCGTTGAACAAATCGAGGAACACCTTGTTGGCACCTACGGCCTGCGCTGGGCAGATCATGCGGTACTGTGGCAGGCTGCCGGTGAGATGGCCGTCGGGGTAGGCCAACATCACAATTTGGTACTCTTTGGCCGACACCAACTGCGTAGCAACCGTCGCCCCTGTACCTGGGGTAACGTTGATTGAGTCGTTTGGCAGCGCCATAAATTACCTTACAGAGCGAAGATGCCCGAAGCGTTCCAAGTAATCGAGATGTCGCCACCGTTGGGAGTGACCGGCAAACCCGTTACTGATGTGTCGATATATGCTACAAGCGGAGACGTACCAGCGGTGCCAGTATCGATGAAAATAATCAGCGCTTCCACTGAGTTACCGGTCACCGCCGTGAACGTCGGGTTGGTGGATGAATCAAACACACCGTTTGTAAACGTCTTGCCAGTCAAAGTCTGCGGCGTACCCACAGAAGCCGACGAAGCGGAAGACCAGAACTGATGCGCCGAGGAGTAGGTATAAACCCCAGTGTCGATCAGCGCAACTTTGACCGTGCCAGTGGACAGGTTGTTGTTCGTTGCGAACTGCATCAGTTCCTGTTTCCACAACGGGTAGAGGGCATTAGCCATTTCTTACTCCTTAAGCGATGCGGATCAGAGCATCAGAAGCCGTAGCGGCAGGCATCTGCACCGTGAACGTGCCGTTGGTCGAGGTTTTGTCAGACCCGAAGTCCAGCACCGCGATGGCCTTGTTGCTCTTGCTGCTGTTGTAGATCAGCGCCCCACGGGCTGTGATCGTCGCAGACGTAAACGAAATATCCGCAAAGTCCACAAACGCAGTCGTTCCCGACGTAGTGATCGCCGCTCCGGTCAAAGTACCACCGCCTGCAGCGTAGGTTCCACTAGCAGCTACCTCGTTGGTCGAGGAATACACAGTAGTCGTTGCATCCAAGTTTGCGGCGCTGGTGTACAGAGCCAGCTTGATCACATCGGTATCAAGATCCTGAACGCCCCCAAGAGCATCAGCCTTGAAGGAAGTGACCATACATTGCGTGATAGGCATGATGCCTCCTTAGATAACTTTGGTTCTAACCTGCCCACTGCGGTAGGCATCTTGACGGTTCTTGCCGTCACCCAGGTTCTTCAGCAGCGCCAGGGACTGCACATACTGCTTGTCCATCTCGGCCACGATATCGGGCTCTTGCTTCATGAACCGCGCAGCTTCGACCATGACCGCGTTGAACAGCACGGAGTCAAAGTTGTCACCCAACCAAGACGTACCCGCCGTGACAATGCTGACCGGATAGTAGAAGTAGTGCAACTCTGTCGTCAGCCCTGCGCTGGGCGTCGGGCCAAGAATGAACGTCAACTCTGTCAGATTTCCAGAGTCTGGGCCAAACAGTGCGTAGTACTTGGGCGTGCCCGTCGTATTGGGATTGGGGAACGCAGAGCGGATGAAGTTGACATCCTTGTCCAGCAAGTACTCGTAGTTACCCAGAGCATCAATCACCGCAAGGCTGAAGACAGACAGAAAGTCTGTCGGCGCGGCGAGGTACTGATTGCCAGAAGTCAGCGTGCCCGTGACGTTTTTGCGAAGCGCAGGAAGCTGCACCGAGTTGTAGATGCGCTGCTCAGCCAACTCCGTCATCGTGGCGAAGTCGGTTGCGGAAAACGTATTTTCCGTGTAATCGGAAACGGCGGTAATAAGCTCGTTGTACGTCACTTTTTGGACTTCCCGCCAAAAATTTCCAAATTACGCCATCGGCCCGCGAGACATGAAACCGCGAGTAGCGGCACCAGATCCACGTTGCTTGATGCCGGTCGTCTTCGGCCCCGGAGCAGCTTCTTTGGAGAAGTTGCCCACCACCATGCAGATGTCCCGAGGGTTCTCGGCTTCCTGGGGGTATGCCTGCTTGGCAGGCGCAAGTTTCTTGGTCTTCAGCATGATGTCAGCCCGTCTTTTGGTTCATGGCGCGGGAGAGGTTCTTCCCGTACTTCATGCGGTCCTCAGAGGTGGGACCACCCTTTTTGAAGCTTGGCGTCTTGTCGGGATGCAGCCGACGCTCGTGCGTCTTTACTGCTTCTTGCGGGGTCATCTTCTTCATCATCGCTCCTTATGTCACGACCACCGTGACTGTACCTACTAAACCCTGTGGTGCCAAGTCGTTCGGCGTCAGGGCTGCGTCAAAACCTCTAGACCCCCCAACGGGGTTCCAGTTCCACTGAATCACCCGGCTACCTTCGCCAGGGAAACCGTCTTGCAGCACACCTGTACCGGGCGTGGGGTCAACTTGAAGACCTGTATTACCTGATGCGTACCAAGTGTTCGTATCTGGACGCGGATCGCGGATAGCCTGCGGATCTGCAACTGGGAAGGTCCCTAACAAGAGTTGGGGATGGTCCTTGCTCCAACACTGCGGGCACGATTTTATAGCTGTACGCTTTGTTTTGATGACCTCATTCTTCAATTTCTTGAGATCAAAACGAAACCCACAACGATCACAAAATCCAAAACTTTTTGCACCATTTGCAAAACGATTAGACATGCGTCACCTCAAACTTTTTATGTTTACGCACGTTTTCAACACCACGCATGACTTGCAAATTTGAAGGTACGTGTAAACCTGAAACTAGATCTCCCTGCAAAGGAATAATGTGGTCTACATGCCACGGCTCTTTATTTACACGAGTCAGCATTGCTGCTATTGAATAGACACACTGAATCTTCAACTTGTCAAACTTTGTAATCCACTTGGGTGTCCGCTTTAATTTAGCTGCTTTTCTACGTGCGACCGCCGCATTGATAACATCTTTATTACGTTGCGCGTATGCTTTCTTGGCGGCTTTAATTTTTTCAGGATTTTTTGCCCGTTTTTTTGCTGCCTGCTCTTTATTTACAGCGCGTACAGCTTCCAAATTTCTTTCTCGCCACTTTGCAACACGCGCTCTTTGCTCAACTACAAATGCTTCCCCCTTCTTTTCCTTGTACTTTTTGTCGTACACAGCCATCTTATCTTTGTTCTCCGCCTTCCATGCACGACGGTAAGCATTTAGCTCTTCACGACAAGATTCAGCATACGCTTTTTGGTATGCTTTGCGGGCTTCTGGGTCCTTAATCGGCATGATCAAGAAATAAACATCTCTCTTGGGACCAGCCGAATGGCTGCCTTCTCGCGGTCTTCCGTCGAAGCGAGGTCCCAGGCTTCATCATATTGAGCCTTTAGCACCTGCATACGCTCCATCGCGCCAGGAATCTTCATGGACAAGTAGTACGCCAAACCTGCCACCAAAGCATTGAGGAAACGGAAGGGGATGTCCTGCGTGTACGTACCGCCAGCACCAGCATCCTGAATACGGCGCAAGCGCCAGTAAACGAAGGTGTAGGTCTGCGAGTTATCGGGCACCGGCCACACCGTGAATTGGGGAGCATCGGCTTGGCGGTTGATCCACACCTGAATAGGCCTTGCCTGCTGCAGCTTGTTCGGGATGGACGAGTAGGTAGAAACACTGATGCGCGTGATGGTCAGGTCCGTCTGCGTGGAGACGTTACCCGCGCCCGTGCGAATCACATGCTCAATCAAATCCACCGTATCGGCAGGCAGCGTGTAGGTGGCAGTACCGGGTGTCAGGACTTGGGAGCCCTGCTCGATAGTCCACATGTTGA